GTTCTTTAGAAATAATATTTCGGATCATATCTAATTGTCTTTGCCAAACGTTTAACAACTCATCAAGAGTAGTTTGGTTCCACACATGAACACCAAAGAATTGAGGATTTCTTTTTGGCAACTCAAAATTTTCATATCCTTGCTCCACAAGATATCTTCTAAAGTTAATATCTAAGTTTTTGTAAGGATACCAAGGAGACTGTCTAAAGTCCTGCCATAGGTCTTCTTTAAGCTTTTTAAGTTCATTATTCCAAACAACATACTCATCAGATGCTTTTATCATTTTATCAAGTTTAGCTTGATTAGGTTTAGATCCCAAAATGATAGCCTCTCTGTCTCGCAATTGCTTGATGTAAGCAATCTTACCTTCAGGAGATTTCTCCCAAGGTTGATATCTCGCACCAATACAAACACCTGCTCTATAACCAGCTTGTTCAAAGCCATGATCATATACAACACCATTCCAGTTGCCTTCATCCCATCTCTCAATGTGACGCTCACAAGCCCCACACTTAGCACGGTTCTCATTAGCATTTTTATGTAAAAGCTTTTCTGCTTTGATCCTAGCCTCTTCCTCGGTTCTTTTAATAACTTTAGCTGCTTTTAAAAGAATATGATACTCATCATAAGTAGCAATGTTATGAGTAGACCAGTAACTGCCTTCTGGTTTTTCAGCCCCTAAGACATGTCTATTTGGTCTTTTACTAAAATTAACCTCAACTAGATTTTTATCTTTATCTCTGCCATAACCAATAAAGTTTTTGCCCTGCTGATACACGGCAAAATTGTAATTGTATTTCCACAATTTGTGGTCCTTATGAACAAGGGCCCAAATATTTTGTTTGTTATCGTTTTTTGACACTCCAGTGATAACAAGGTTATCACCATCTTTGTCTGCAAATATTGTACCAAACTTAGTATAAGGTATTTTAAATTCTACTTTCTCCATTATCTTCTCCCTTTGTTTTGATGAGAATAAAAGTCTCTCACTAGTTTTTCTTGTTTGTCTCTTGCCTCGATTTCCCAAGGCGCATCTTCGTAAGCAATGTCCTGCAAATACACACCGCACTCTTTACCTTCCCAACGAACATGCGTTCTTTTATCTGAAGACCATACTCTTAACTGCAAACGATTTTTACAAGCTTGCTCAATGTGAACACATTCATGCGCTAAAGTTTGTAATTGTTGAAAGTAAGATCTATCTTCTCTAAGAATTATTTTGAATTCTTTAGTAGAAGATGATCCATTAGTTAAGATACTGCAGTTACCTAAAATGTTTTTCTTTAATACAGTTCTTCTAATATGAACTTTAATATTTAAAGTGTTTTGTAATCTTGTAGAAATGTTAAGCTCTTTTAAAAAAAACTTAACAGCATTTTCATAGTTGTTCTCTACCCAACTAAGTCTTGGTAAAGATACTTGAATTTTTAGTTTTTTCTTTCTCATAACTTTCTCCTTTATGTTTATATAATAATTTATAATTATTTATTATAAAATCTCAAGGATTATAAGAATAATGACTGTTTTCTGGGGTTATTTGAGGGTACAGTTTCCCTCTTCATCGACCATTAATATGTGTATATTGAGTTTCTTCTGGAGGTCTGTTGGTGTGCGTGTGATGAGATATCCTTTGTGTGTTCCTGATTTTCTTTTACTGGTTGATTTAACATCGACTAATAATATTTCTCCGCGCTCATTGATACCGATAAGATCGCATGGACCCAAGCGTGAGAAATTATCAAAGACAAAATAACCTTGCTCCGATAGAAATTTAATTGCTTGAATGTGCGATATGAAACCTTTTTGATGTTTTCTATTCACTTGATTTATATACCATCACTGATGATACGTGTCACGTGGTCCGTGGTCACCGTACACTACTTACACCTTTTCCCACCCCTTTTAAAAAAAAAATTTTTAAAAATGAAATATAAGTGTCAGGTGTGTCAGGTAAGCAAATTAATCGTTTGTTTAAGCCATAAACTACCTTACACTTGTCAGTTTTTAGTAGTGTACGCCTGACACTAGTAGTGTCATGTAAAAACATTGATTGGCAGAAAACAGCCATTTTGTTCTTTGCACCACGAGAAAAATAATTTATATGTTGATTTATAAAGAGGGTCAGAAATAGTGTATTATGGTTAAAATAATCGATGGAAGAAAATCACGTAAGCTAACACCAATGCAATTGCGTTTTGTTTATGAGTTCTGCACCAAAACATTAATGGGTTTGCAATCTGCATCTGAGTCTGCGCGCAAGGCAGGATACTCTGAGTCTGCAGCTAGAAGATCTGCTTGGGAGTTACAAGATCCAAAGAAATATCCATTAGTGGCTGAGGCCATTTATGATATGAAAAAAGAATTAGCAGATAAGTATTCTGTTAATATGGATAAGCATGTTGCAAGACTTGATGATCTCAGTAAAAAAGCTGAGGACGAAAAACATTATGCGGCAGCAATTAATGCTGAGGCTTTAAGAGGTAAGGCTGCAGGATTGTATGATCCAACAATAAGAATGGAGAGCGCTGTCGAGAACTTACCGCGCGAGCAACTATTGCAAAAGTTAAATGAACTACAACGCAAAGGAATTCCAATTGTTAATGAAGAGAATGTCATTGAACAAGAACAGACTAAGCCTGAACCAAAACTAATTGAGCACGAGGATTAAGTACTGTTAGGTGTAAACATAAGTGTTTCAAGACACCACGTTTCAACATGCACTGCAGAGTATCCTCTTTGTAAGGCTCCTTCAATTGATTGGTTCTCAACATATATTCTTTTTGCTTCACATGTTCGCTCATCTATAAATAGTTCTCCACTATATTTTACACTTGGCCAACCTTGTAGTGACATTGCTGTAACGAGTAACCAAACCTTAATCATGCGTATCTGTGCTTTTTAAAAAAATAATCATACTAATTTTGTAACATGAAAGAGTCCTACTTTGTTAAATTAATTAAGAAAAAGCTCACAGTTTATAACTGGTTGCGTATTGAGACTACAACCCTTCACGGGTTCCCTGATATGGTTGGAGTTGCTCCACGTTTAGATACGATCTTCATTGAGGCTAAAGTTGCAACTGGTAACAAGATCAAGTTGAGCCCACATCAAATAGCAATGAACATTAAACTGTGGAAAGAGACTGGAGGATGTAATTACATATTGGTTTATCAAAAACACGCGAAGCACCTTCCTCCAGACACGATAAATCTGTATGAGGGAAGGCTTTCGCTAAATCTCTCACGAAACGGTGTCAGCGAACCGTCAACCGCGCAGGGATGGGATACTATATCTAGTGTTTTAAAAAAAGTTCACGGTTCGCGACCCACGAAAAGCGAGGAAATCTGCGGTAAAACAGGATAAGGTACGATAACTACAATTATCGTGCATTGGTAATCGTGGGAAATCTGCCATTAATCGCGAAAAACGTTAGGGTACCTGTAAAAAATGAAAAAAATGGCGGAAATCCGCGGATACTATACCCCAAAAAAATCCCGTACACACGCGAGGGCGAGGGCTCAAACGCATGATTTAGATATTCAGCCATCATTTTTTCATATGAAACCGATTTTTCTAGGGTATACCCCTTTTTTTAGTGTAAAAAGACTTAGGAGTCCCAATGGATCAAAAAAATTCTACATTTGAAAAGTATTCGGACGAAGAATTAAGGCTAATGTTGGCAATTGCCATGCAAGATGACAGTAAAAAAGCTCAATCTAGCTTTATGCATTTTGTAAAGTTAGTTTGGCCTGAATTTATAGACGGATATCATCACAATGTTATGGCAAAAAAGTTTGAAGCCATCGCATCAGGAGAACTAAAACGATTAATTGTTAATATGCCTCCAAGACACACCAAGTCTGAGTTCTCTTCTTACTTATTTCCTGCTTGGTTGATGGGTAAAAAACCAAAAACAAAAATAATTCAAGCAACTCACACTGCAGAATTATCTTACAGGTTTGGTAGAAAAATGAGAAACCTTATGAATGACCCTCAGTTCAAAAAAATTTTTAAAGATGTGTATCTACGAGCCGACTCGAAAGCATCAGGTCGTTGGGAAACCAATCATGGAGGAGAATATTTTGGAGCAGGTATTGGTGGTGCGATTACTGGACGTGGTGCAGACTTACTCATCATTGATGACCCACATTCAGAGCAAAGTATAACTGACACAAGTTTTGATAATGCTTTTGATTGGTATATGTCAGGACCAAGACAACGTTTACAACCAGGAGGAGCCATTATTGTTGTTATGACAAGGTGGTCAGAGCGAGATCTTACAGGTCGATTAATAAAACAACAGGCTGAAACTAAAGCAGATCAATGGGAGGTTGTAGAATTTCCCGCAATCCTACCAAGCGGTAAACCTATTTGGCCAGAGTATTGGAAAAAAGAAGAGCTAGAGAAAATTCAAGCCAACTTACCTGTTATGTCGTGGGAAGCTCAGTATCAACAAAAACCAACTTCCGAAGAAGGAGCAATCATTAAACGTGAATGGTGGAAACGTTGGTTACGAGAAGACATTCCTGAGCTAACACATATTATTCAAAGTTATGATACCGCTTTTAGTAAAAGAGAAACCGCAGACTTTAGTGCGATTAGTACGTGGGGAATATTTAAAACAAAGTTCAGTCAAGATAATATTATTTTGCTTGATTGCATTAAAGATCGTTGGGAGTTTCCTGAACTTAAAAAGATTGCTTTAGAACAATACAAGTATTGGGAACCTGAAACAATTATTGTAGAAGCTAAAGCATCAGGGCAGCCATTAATTCAGGAACTTAGACAAGTTGGAATTCCTGTTGTTAGTTATTCTCCTTCAAAAGGTAATGATAAGATTTCACGTGTAAACTCTGTCTCCCCTATTTTTGAGTCGGGACAAGTATGGGCACCAGAAAAAAAATTCGCTGAAGAAATGATTGAAGAATGCGCGGCTTTTCCTTATGGTGAACATGATGATTTAGTTGATAGTATGACGCAAGCATTAATGCGTTATCGTCAAGGTAATTTTGTATCATTAAAGGATGACTATGAAGACCCTATTAAAGATTATTATAAAACCTATGAGTATTATTAAATGGTAGCTCAAGCTATTCCTTTAATTACTGTTGCAACTCAGATGGGGATGTCTGTTCCTGCTGTTATTGAATATTTTAAAGGGCAAAATATAGATCTCTCTGGTTACGGTGAAAACGATCTTGTTGATCTCGAAACACTATTCCCCCAAACTGAATCAGAACGAATTAAAGAATACAGAACATACGGAGACAGTTTTTATAATGCACCTCCCGTGGTCGGCGATACGTCCTTAGATAATATTGTTTTACAAACAAAAAAAGATGATGGGGAAGAAAAGAAAACAAAAACAATAGATCAAGAAGGAAACGTGCTACCTGATCTTCCCGATCAAATGCCTGATCCTAATGATGATGGACCAAAGATAGATATTAATTGGAAACGATTAGCTGAAGTTTTAATGGAAGAAGCGGTGGATCAAACAGTCACCAAACTTGAAGATAAGTTTATAGATATTCAAAAGAAAAAAAAGAAAGGTGTTAATTTTGCTCCTGAAAAAACGGATAACATTACACGACTACACAAACTGCGATTACAAAATATTATTGATGGTAAGACGGATACATATCCAGGTGGCCCACAAAACGATCGTATAGTTTTAAATGGTCCCGAAGGATCTAATCTACCTCCTATTGCCATAGGGAACATTAATTTTGAAGATTGGACAAATAAAATTACATTAAGTGATAAAGAAATTTTTAATCAAAAGGATTGGTATAAAAAAGTTTATGAAAGTTTTGATGTTGTTACTGGAGGAGATAAAGATCTTCGTGATAAAGTAGCAAGAGCATGGTTATCAGGACAAATTAACGAGTCTCCCACAAATGCTTTAACCAATGTTTTATATATTTATGAGCAATACAAAAGAGGTGTGCCGTTTGATGAGG